AATGTTAATCAAAGGTAAAGAAGTTCAAGAGGGTCCTAAACAACTCCCTGCCAACCCTAGACTTTGGAACATGATTACCACACAGGCAAAAACTAGATTCTCAAAACAATCTCCAGCATCAGCTCACTGGGTTCACACTCGGTACCTTCAAATGGGTGGAAAGTTTGTAGATTCTAAAAAAGACATTGACCCTAAAAATAGGGACGAAGCTCAGGAAAAAACAGACAAGATTGAGCAGTCAAAAAAGAAAAAAGTTACTAAATCTGTTAAAAAGAGTGTTCTAAAACCTGTTAACAAAAAAGTAACAAAATAGGTGGTTCTGTGGTTTGGCGAAATAATGCTAAACTATGGCAGTTAAATATTTGAATGAGAGGATTTTAGGTGAGCATAGACTTTTCACCCCCTAGTTATAGGGCAGCCTCATCTGACTTAACCATCTCAATATCCCCCTTGGGATTAGTAGAACTTGCCGACGAAGAGTTTGAAGTACACGGTCCACGCCTCAACCGTTACTCATTAAACTGGGCAATGTACCTAGGACATCACACAGCTTTCCGCCGTCAACAAGGCGAACCACAGATGGTGTTTAATTACTATCGAGCAATAACAGATTTTATTATTAACTTTACTTTTAGCAAAGGCGTTCAATACAGAAGCCCAAAGGAAACCGAAGCTATTGTCCCTGACCTACTTGAAAGAGTGTGGGAAGTAGATAACAACAAAGCAACCGTGCTATGGGAAATTGGTCAACAAGGCTCTGTATCTGGAGACTGTTTTGTAAAGGTAGCCTACGAAGAAGCTTGGCAAGACCCAGCAGGTATGCAACATCCTGGTCGCGTACGAATCCTTCCCCTAAACTCATCTTTTTGCTTTCCAGAGTTTCACCCCCACGACCGCAACCGTTTGATTCGGTTTAAATTAAAGTATCGTTTTTGGGGCACATCTCTTGAAGGAACTCGACAGGTTTACACATATACAGAGATTCTTACAGATGACATTATTGAAGAGTATATTAATGATGAGTTGATTGACTCACGCCCAAATCCACTAGGAACTATCCCTGTAGTTCACATGCCTAATATTAGAATTTCAGGTTCTCCTTGGGGCCTATCTGACTGTAATGAAATGATTTCTTTAAACCGTGCATACAATGAAACTGCTACTGATATCGCAGACATCATTAACTACCACGCTGCTCCCGTAACAGTAATTATTGGAGCTAAAGCTTCTCAGCTTGAAAAGGGTGCTAACAAAGTTTGGGGCGGGTTACCTAAAGACGCTCGTGTAGAAAACCTAGAAGGCGGTGGTCAAGGCCTAAAGGGTGCTATGGAATACATGACCATGTTAAAGCGTGCTATGCACGAAATGACTGGTGTACCAGAAACAGCTCTTGGTCAGTCACAGCCTATCTCTAATACCTCTGGTGTAGCACTAGCTATCCAGTTCCAACCACTCATGAACCGCTACCATCAAAAAATTGTTCAATACGCATACGGCTTAGAAAGAGTAAACGAACTTATTCTTCGTAACCTTGCTGTAAAAGAACCAGAGACTTTTACTTGGAACCCAACTAGCTCAACTATTCCTAAACCAGACCAACTACTTCAGCTAGACCCTAATGACCCAATCACCTACAGAACCTATATTCATTTCCCACCTCCACTACCTTTAGATAAACTTATTATTCTTAATGAAATTCAATCTATGCTTTCTCTTGGTCTAGAATCCAAAGAAGGAGCCCTTCGTAACCTTGGAGAAGAGTTCCCTGCACAAAAGATTCAAGAAATTAGACAAGAGCTTATCGACGACGCCAAGGCAGACGGCGCACTTAAACTTGTCCAAACCGAAATCGCTAATGAGATTATGACCTTAACAGGCATGGTCCCAGGACCTGACGGTTCTGCTGCTCCGCTCACACCTGAGCAAGCAGCGGGTATGGCGGCTGGCGGAGGTTCTCCTGCCCAGTCACCATTGTTGGAAGGAGACGTAGTCGCAGGACTACAAATGGGTGAACAAAATATCCGCAATCGACTAGTAACTGATGCTTATGGAACTAAAATTCCACAACGTCGTGTACCAGAAGAATACGAAAAATAAAGCACTATAGGCTGAAATTTTTCGTAAAACGCGGAAAAATGTACATGTAAAACCAAGAGACGGTCATTTGTGCTACGAGGGTAAAACCTCATTCGAAAAAAGACCCAGACAAATAAAGGACGTATATGGAAACTCAAACAGAAGTACTTGCTGAAGCCTTTAAAGCTGAAGCAGAGCAAACTCCAATTGTAGACGCTGGCGTTGACGCGCCAACTGTTACGACTACAACTAGGTCTGAAACATCTAAGGCTTACACCGAAGATGATTTAGCTAAAGTTCGTAGTCAAGAAAAAGACAAGTTGTATCCGCAAATTGAAAAGCTAAAGACTGAGCTTGAGGAAATCAAGCTACAGAGAGAAGCAGAGCTTGCGGTTAAACAAGCAGAAAAAGAGGCACAGGACGCTGAAGAGCGTACTCGCCTTGAAGCTGATTTAGATGTTCGGGAACTTCTTAAAAAGAAAGAAACCGAATGGTCTGAGCAGTTGGTACGTGAGCGCCAGGAGCGCGAACGCGCCTTTGCTCTATTGGAGCGAGAGAAAACTTTTGCTGAGATTCAAACTTTCCGCCAGCAACGGCTGGAGGAAGAACGGGAAGCAATTATTCCCGAACTTTTGGACCTTGTTACGGGTAATACCCAAGACGAGATTAACGCGAGTATTGATGGACTTAAAAACCGTTCAACTCGTATTTTAGAATCTGCGCAGCAGGCTATGCAGTCGGCTCGCAAAGAAATGACTGGAAGCCGGGTAACCGCGCCTCCAACCGGACCACTGGACATTAATTCGGAGCAACGTAACTTTACGGCTGATGAAATATCAGCTATGCCGATGAACGAATACGCAAAATATCGCCAACGCCTTTTGAGTCCAAAAGCTCAGGGCAAAAGCTCGGGATTGTTCGGCTAACCCCCAAATCCAAATTCCAACTAAGGAGTATAACTAAATGCCATCAGGAATTACGGGTACAGGCAATCTAGCCGCAGCCCCTACAGCCTATTCAGGTACTAACACACAGTTAACTCAAGCGATTCAGACAATCTGGTCTAAGGAAATTTTATTCCAGGCTATGCCTATCCTTCGCTTTGAGCAGTTCGCAGTTAAAAAGACTGAACTTGGTGTTGCACCTGGTCTTCAAATCAACTTCCTACGTTACAACAACTTGGGCTTTGCAAACAGCCTAGTTGAAGGTGTACGTATGCAGACAAATGCGCTAACAGCGCAACAGTTCTCAATCACTGTATCTGAGCATGGATATGCTCTTGCAGTTTCTGAGCTACTACTTAATGCTTCCTTCGATGACGTAATGGCTTCAGCCTCACGTCTTCTAGGCCGCAACATGGCTATCTATCTAGATCAGCTTTCACGCGACACACTATATGCAGCTACATCAACAATTTACGGTGAAGACCGCTCAGGTCTTACAGCCGCAAATGACTGGTATGGAGACGGCACAAAGGGAACATCCCGTGCTTCTATGACAGGTGCGTTTAACTTAACAACAAAGACAGTTAAAGACGCAGTTGAAACACTTGCTACAAAGAACATCCCTCGCCTAGGTGAGACATATGTTGCTTTCATTCACCCACACCAAAGCCGTAAGCTTCGTGACAATCCAGAATTTATTGAAGTCACAAAGTACGCAGCTCCAGGTAACTTCATGCTTGGTGAGATTGGCCGCCTATACGACACAGTATTCATTGAGACCACACAGGTTCTCAAGGTTGCTGGTGGTGCTGGTAAAGGGGCTGCCGGTGCCGGCGAGGGTGGAGATGGTGCCATCGGCGACGGTGATTTTGCGGATGCGGTTGTTGTCTTTGTCGGCGATGTAGATGTTGCGATTGAAGTCGAGGGCGACACCGTAGGCGGCTCTGAGCGTGGCCGCGGTGGCGGGGCCGCCGTCGCCGCTGAAACCGCCGGAT